CCAATGAAATTTCCTCGTGATAGACCTTTATAATATTGATCCACCAAACCAGAAACAGTATATACTTTATTGTACATGAATTCGTAAAAAGTATCAGTACAATCAATTGCCGCTTGTTGGTTTGTATATCCACTCCAATCCAAACCAAAATAATAAGAACCAATTAATTGTTGGTATGCAACACTATTTGTATTCAATGAATAGTAAGGGTCGACGTTTGAGTCAGTCCACCCATATTCTTTGATATTAGGTACTAAGAAATAACCTCTTCTTGTCTGATTAAGTTCTAAACTATTTGATTGACCATATTTTATTTTGAATCTGTATTTTCCTTTGGTCGGAACACCTACCGATGGATCGTTACTCAATATTTGTTCTCCAAACTCATTTGTTGTAACATAATCCAAATTCATGGGTACTTCCAGTAACCAAGTACCATCTTCGTCAATAACCTTACCTCCTTGGTCAAATGCTGTTGATTCTAAAATTGGTAATCCATTTGAATCTTGGAATATGGTTTGTCTGATTGCAATTATTTCTCCTTCGTTTGTTATAAGATTACACAAGTCACCCATTTCTGTTGGTGGTCTACATCCACTCGCAATTGCCCTGTCATCTATGTTTGAAACCAAAGATCCCATAAAAAGAGATGTAGGTTGAATTGAAATACCAACTTGTCCCAAATTAAAGTCATGACGAGCAATACCAATTTGACATATTTCAGGTTGACCCCAAAAAGGAGATACTTCAATTGACTGTGAAAGAGTCACAATTTGAGGTAGGGTAGAAAGATCTGTTGAACTTTGAAAGTCGGTACCATTGAATTGATCTGTGGTAGCCCTTCCAATTCTAATGAGGTCTTGAGGACTCATTGAGAATGGTCCCATATCTGAAAGATCTAAGTCCATAACTAAAGTATGTGTTCCAACCGGAACACCCATAATCATAAAGTCACCACTACCATTGGTTTTGACCGTAAATTTATAATACTTGTCATACACTTGGATAAGTGCAGGATTACTTAGAATATCTTGTTTACTTGGAAATGTTCCTGTTGGTGTATGACCACCATGGCTTTTTTCATAGGGTAAGAGGTTATATCTATAACCATCAGAATTTACATCATCAAATTCAGAATATGGATAAAGGTCTCTAATAATCTCGTTATTCAAATCCTCTTCTGTGATAGGTACGAATACCGAAACTCGTGCATTCGGAATTCCATAACCACCATTTGAAAATACACGACCGACAACCACTCCGTAGTCAGCACACATCCTTGTATAGACATCCTCACTCCTAACTTTGAGTGATAGGATTTCAATTTGCTCAAAGTCTTGTTCTAACTGAACGTTGATTTGTCTATCAACTCCGATCTGTACTGGTAACCTATATGATTTTGACATTAAAAAATACTTTCTATGATAAATAGTTTATTCACTATTTTATAAAAAGTAATGAAAAATCAGGAAAAATATATATCAGGAAAAATTCGTGGTTTGGAAGTTTTTCACTCTAACCGTGATATCCTTAGCAGGGAATCTAATCTGATAAATTTGATTTGGTTCCGCAAATATTGTGTTGTCTACCAATCCTATTTGTCTTGTCGCAGAATCTGAATACGGCATCGATGTTTGTGCTGAGCTGTATTGACCACCCACTTTATTAAAGATGGATATGTCACCAACACTAATTACACCATTTTCAGATTGGATAATCCTATTAAGTTCTGATACCAAAATATCTTCACCAAGATTTCTAAGTGTTGGACTAAAGAATGTTGTCACTCTATCAATTACATTTGAAATAACCGCACCTTGGTTTTGAGTTGCATCGAGTACAACTTGGACATCAACCGCTAAATCAATAACTTGAGCACTACCGATTTGAATGTAGTCATTTATCATACGATAATTCGATAGATATTCCGCCAAGTTTTGTTTCATGGTTTGCGAAACTTCTGAGGTCAGATTACCTGATGAATCATAGGATAAAACGTTGATAACAATTTTGTTGTTGTTTTCTGTTATTGATACTTTAGCAGGTGCTCCAAATTGACCAGGCATATTTCTAATAATAGCTTCGTAATCATTAATGGTAACCGCTCTGTTTTGAGCGGCGAAATTGAATGTAACGTAATTTCTTACCTCTTCTGTTGAGGGGTAACCGGCACCACCGATGGCAGCAGTGACGTTGTTACAGGTGAGTGAATTAATAACTGAGGTATTGATTATATCTGAAGGACCATTCACAAAGAAGTCTACAGCACCAATCTGATTGATAACATTCACACCTAAATTTGTACCAAGTCCACCACCTATTCTATACTGAATGAATAGTGTGGTATTCGCCTTTGGTGTTGAACCTAATGACATCATGTTATTCTGATATCTTTGTATTTTCAATGGTACGTCTAAAGCCGTAAATTCTCTGAGTTGATCTTCCGCGGTATTTGTACCGCCACCAAATGTAATTTTTAAAAACCCTTCAGGGGTATATTCAGTAACAAATCTTTCTTGTGTTTGAATGTATCTACCCACTTTGATTGCAGGATCATCTGATGGTTTAGTGGGATCCTCGATAAAGACGCGATCATCCGCCAAAGCCGGAACTTCATACCATCTTCCCGCAGCACCTAAAAACTCCTGAGAAGTTGGTACGTTTGAATATGCGGTACCGTCTCTTTGGATAATAGACGTAACACCTAAAACATTTTTTTCAGGTAAGAAAAATTCAAAGAATGGTCTTACATCATTTGGTGTGATAACTCTTTTGAACACTTTTGTAATTCCATTTACTACAGTTTCTCTTTTTGTGATCGTGTAGTTTAGAAGATTACCGTTCTGATCAAAGTTTGGAATTTTTAGTCTGTTTGGAAATCCATCCTGATTGAATGGCGATGCAAAGTTTACATCATCCAACAGTTCAAATACCTGACCTGATCCAATTACCTGACTACCTCTACGAAGAATACCCAAGTATCTTTCATCTTCTTTATCACCAAACGCTGGAACAGTAATTGAAACATCGACTAAGGCTATTGATGGTCTTTGGCCAGGAATTTTTAGACCATAAGTTCTCGCAATATTATAAATTGAAGAACGTTGTTGCGCATATTGGAGAACTGTCTCCTGAATACTTCTATCTATATGATAGTGTAGGTTATCAGCAACTGCCGCGTTTAGATCCAAAAATACTGAATACACCGAAGCATCGTTGAAATTATCGATAAGTTCAGGATAAAAGGTTTTGGTGTAATTAATAAGTTCTTGTCGGATCGCAGCAAAATCACGTACTGTATAGGATATTCTTCTTTCAGCCATAACCTTAAATATTTAGAATAATAAAATCTTTAGTGTTGAATACATCATTAGATATCGCATAATCAACTCTTACCGTTGCAGTATATTCAGCCACGTCTTGATTGAATCTCCTAATTTCGGGATCTATAACCCCACCGGCAGCTGTAGCGGTTAAACCCGCAGCTTCCCCCGTAGGTGAAGTTATGTTTATACTTGTAAGTTGTAGTTGAGGCATGTATTTGGTAACTGAATCTCTGATTTCAGCCTCAATACTTTGAAACGTAGGTCCATCTAAAGGTTCAAAGATATATTCTAACAACCTTGTACCAAAATCAGGAAGGAAATATCTCGACCCTTTTCTAGTCAATAATAGATGTATAAGATTACTTCTGATTTCCTCAGCGGTGTAATCTGTTAGATCCAAATATTTTCCATCGAACGAATCTACAAAAGGAAAAGTTAAACCATATGTCCTGCCGTTTGCCATATATGATAAATATACTTCAATATTTTTTTTAAGACATAAAAAAACCCAACACCTAAGTGTCGGGTTTTTCATACATTATGACATTATAATGTCATTATGCCTGACATGCCACGCATTCAAGGTCATTCAGATTCAATTTTTTTCTTGCGAAAGCTTGAGCCGAGTTCATTGAATGTTGGTAATATAGTGTCTTTACACCTAACTGCCATGCGTCAATCAACAATTTGTTGACATCCTTTGTGGGCATGTCAGGTGAAATCATAAGGTTCAGAGATTGTGCCTGATCAATGTAATCTTGACGAATAGCCGCTTGGTTAATAATTGATGACTGATTGATTTCAGCAAAAGTTCTAAAAACGTCTTTCTGTTCGTTAGTCAAAAAATCCAAGTGTTGGACTGATCCGTCATATTTTTTGATACTATCCCATACTTCTTTAGTATCCTTACCCATTTCAGTAAGTAACTTTTGTAGTACCGGGTTTTTGATGGTAACTTTCAATTTAGCAACATCCTTCACATACGCATTTGACCAAATTGGTTCAATTGATTGAGATACTTGACCCAAAATGAATGCGGATGAAGTGGTTGGTGCAATTGCGTTCAGCGTAACGTTTCTTCTTCCGTATCCCACCAAGTGCTCGGGTTCTCCGAATAGTTCAGCTAGTTCTTCAGAAGCCTTGTAAGATTTTTCTTTGATAAGTTTGAATACCTCTACGTTCAGACGTGCGGTATCTCTACTATCAAAAGGAAGATTCTTAGACTGTAAAAATGAATGCCATCCTAAAACTCCAAGACCAAGAGCTCGTTGTCTCTTAGCAAAGTTGTAAGCTTTTTCAAGATAGAAAAATGCTCGTTGACCTTCGATTGTTCCATTGTGTCTTAGACTATCAATTTTTTCAATAAATTCGGTTACAACCGCATCTAAGAAATAAACCATAGTTTCAACAGCATCAGTGTCCTTCCACTCGTCATAGTGAAGTAGGTTCATAGATGAAAGAACACATACAAATGACTCTTCTTCAGAGTTATGTAGAGCAATTTCAGAACAAAGATTGGAATTGTAAATTTTCATATCCTTTTCTTTGTAAACCTCAGGTGCTTTGTTATTCATAGTATCAGTAAACATAATATACGGATATCCAATTTCACCTCTACGTTGAATTACCTTAGCCCATAT